TCCGCATTCGCCGGCCGGCAGATTTCACGCTGCGCACCGGTGCCGTTTCCTCGTCCCAGGACGTGATCGAGGGCTACACCAATCTGACTGTCGATCAGCAGGTCGGTGTCGACTTCCAGTTCTCGTCCACGGACCTGACACTCTCCGTCACCGATATGTCGGAGCGCATCCTGAAGCCGGCAATGTCGGTGATCGCCAACGGCATGCTGTCGGATGTGCTGACCAAGATGTACCGGGGGACCTACAACTACGTGGGCACGCCCGGGCAGACGGTCAATTCGTTCGCAGACTATGCCAAGGCGCCGGAGCGTCTCGACGAACTCGCGGTTCCGCAGATGGGCCGTGCGTCGGTCCTCTGCCCCACCGATTTCTGGGGCCTCGTCGGCGCCAACGCGACGATCTACATCCAGGACGTCGCCCGCGGCGCGTTGCGCGAGGGCGAACTCGGCAATCTCGGCGGCGTCACCACGATGATGAGCCAGGTCGTTCCGGCGCATACCGTCGGCGCCCATGGCGGAACGCCGCTTGTCAACGGCGCATCGCAAAACGTCACCTATGACACGGCCAAGAACACCTGGTCGCAGAGCCTGATTACCGACGGATGGACGAACTCCATCACCGGTATTCTGAAGGAAGGCGACGTGTTCACCATCGCCAATGTCTACATGGTGAACCCGAAAACGAAGATCTCGACCGGCATCTTGCAGCAGTTTGTTGTGCGTGCGGATGCGAACTCGGGCGCTTCGACGGGCCCGGCGACGCTCACGATCTCGCCGCCGATCATCGTGTCCGGCCCCCACCAGACGGTCAACGCAGCGCCGGCAGACGATGCCCCGATCACCGTCCTCGGCACCGCATCCACGGCCTACCGCCAGAACATGGCTTTCCACAAGAATGCGATGTCCCTTGCGGTCGTGCCGATGGAAATGCCGGCAGCGGCTTATGGCGCGTCGCGCCAGAGCTACAAGGGCCTGAGCGTGCGTCTCATCCCGTCCTACGACGCGACGAACGACATCAGCAAATGGCGCATGGACTTGCTCTATGGCCGCGCGCTGATCGATCCGCGCGTCGCGACCCGGTTCGCCGGCACGGCATAATGAAGAGGGGTGGGGGCATGTCGTCCCCACCCCGTTCCTTTGGAGGTCTCATGGCCACGCTTGACGAACTGCGCCGAAGATACTCGTTCGGGCCCATCCCGCAGTGGGAACTCGATCAACTGAATGCGGGCGCGGCGCCGAAGCCGATCCCCGCGGAAGAACCGCCGAAGAAGCGCGGGCGGCCGAAAAAGCCGGAAGCGGAAGTCTCGGCAGCGCCCGAACCCCAGCCGGCAGAGGTCGACGAGTTCGATGAGATCCCGGACGACGCGGAGCCGACGGAATAAGCCATGGCAACCGCCACGCAGATCGCAGAGCGTGCGCTCAAGCGCCTGAGCCTCGTTCAAGCCGGGGACTCTCCCGCCGCGACCGATGTCACGGACGCCAAAGACGCGCTCGGCGCCATGATCGCCTCCTGGGAGGGCAAGGGGCTGTCGGGCGATGTGCTGCCCATCGATGCCCGGTTCGAAAAACCGGTGGTCGACATGCTGGCGGTCGAGATCGCGCCGATGTTCGGGCTTGAGCCGTCGGCGCAGCTCGTGCGCGACGCGCTCGACGGGTGGGACACGATCCAGGCGGCATTTTTCGCGGTTCCGGCGACGCAGTTCGAATCCGGTCTCGCCTACACGGGGCATTTCAGCCAGGCCGGGAACATCCTTGGCGAAGCCACGGGGCTCTTCGGCGCATGGCAGGCGAGCACCGACTATGTGGCGCGCCAGTACGTCGTCAATGCGAGCAACGTCTATGAGTGCGTGACAGGGGGCACCAGCGCTTCAAGCGGCGGTCCTACGACGCAGGCGTCGGAGATTACCGATGGGACGTGCGTCTGGTGCTGGCGGCGCGTGGCGGGGCTTTGATGCAGGGCTATACGCAGATCACGCTTCCGAGCCAGTCCAACGCTAGCCGGCACACACAGGACGGCACGGCACGGCTGATCAATTGCTATGCGGAGGACACCGGGGCCGACGCCAAGGCTCCGTTGACGATCTACCCATCGTCGGGCCTCGATCTCTGGCAGACGGTCGAACAGTCGGGCGCTGGCGGGGTTCGGGCCATGATCCCGACCGACAGCTATCTCTATGTCGTCGCCGGCCGCAAAGTCACGGCGATCGACACCGTCGGTGCCAAGACTGTCGTGATGACATTGCCAGGCGATGGCGATGTGTTCGTCGCCAAAAACCGCCGGTCGCCCGATCCACAGGTCGCGGTTGTGGCCGATGCGGTGGGCTACATCATCGAGGGCACGACGCCGACCACGATTGTCGACGCCGATCTGCCGGCCCCGTCGGGTGTCGGTGTCATCGATGGTTATTTTCTGTTCCCGACCACGTTCGGCCGGGTGTTCATCTCGGGCGAGGATAACGGCACGTCGATCGACGCCCTCGACTTCGGCAAGGCGCAGCGCAACCCCGACAACGTGATTTTCGCTCTTGGCGGCGAACGCGACGCCCTGATCTTTGGGGAAAACACGGTCGAGTTCTGGACAAATTCCCCGGACGGCACGGGCGCGTTTCCGTTCGTCCCGATCCAGGTCGTGAACATCGGCTGTCTTGGCGCAAAATCCATCGTCCAGCTCGATCGCATCGTCGGGTGGTACGCAAACGACGGGACGATCAGAATTCAGGACGGCTATTCGGCCAAGAGGATTTCGACGCACTTCATAGAGCGGAAGCTTTCGAGCGCCGATCCCGCCACGATTACCGGATTCGGCTGGAACGAGATCGACACCGGGCATGCGTTTCTTGCCTGGACGTGCGCCTCGTTCTGCGTCGTCTACAACCTTCGGACGGGGCTATGGCATGAGCGCCAGAGCTATGGGCGCACCACGTGGCGGGGCTCCCAGGCCGTCTACTGGCAGGGCAAGACCCTCGTTGGAGACTTCGAAGACGGGCGCATCTATGAAGTGCGCCGGAATGTTGCGACGGAAGGCGGAGAACCGATTTCGATGACGGCCGTGTGCTCGACAGTGCACCAGTCTCCCGCGGCATTCATTCTCGACGAAGTGGCCATTGACGCCGTGACAGGCACGGGAACCGAAGGGCCATTGATCCAGGACATCGATCCGGTCGTCTTGCTCTCGGTATCGCAGGATGGGGGTTTGACGTTTGGGGGTGAACGCAGGCTGAGGCTCGGGCGCGGTGGGGAACGGCTGCGGCGGATTCGGTCCATGCGGTTCGGAAAGTTCGGCCCCCAGGGCGCGACGCTCAAACTCGTCTGTTCGGCTTCGGTCGCGCGCGGGTTCATGGGCATCGGCCTGAAGGCCAGGCCGCTCAACTGATGGCCAGCATACCAGAATATACCGTGTCGCTCGGACAGACGGCGGACGGGCGATCGGTCCAGATTTCGCAGAAATGGTACCAGCAGCTCGCCCTGCTGTTTCGGACGACAATCGGCGCGTTCGCAGGCAGCGAAGGAACGATGCCCGGGAACTTCACGGCATCGCCCGGCGCCGACGAACGGCACTCGAATACGGAGGTCAAAAGCTGGCTCGATATTGCGGCCGGCGACGTGAGAGGTCTTCACGCGATTGCGACCAGTGGAAGCTTCAGCGATCTCGAGGACTTCTCGATCACGCTGACAGACCAGATTTCATTTGTGATCGAATACCCGGACAACAAGGACTATCTGATCGGTCTCGATATGAAGTTCGCCGGGACGGTGGTCGAGATCACGGCGAAAAGCTCGACGGGCACGTGCACGCTAACGCCGAAGATCAACGGCACGACGATCACGGGCGGGGCGGTGTCGGTATCTTCGACAGAAGCCACATCGACGGCAACGGCCGCGAATGCGTTTTCGGCCGGCAACGATCTCGCCGTGACGGTTTCGTCGAATTCCGCGTGCGAAAACATGGCCGTCACGATCAAGTTCACGCGCGTCCTGCCATGATGAGCATGGTGATCGGCGGATCGCTGCCGAGCGTTTCGAACACCTATTCCAGCGTCGCGTCCACGTATTCGTCGTCACAGAACTTTGCAGCAACTTTTGGCGCCGAGCACCCGAGACGCACGCTTTTCATTGCGACATACAGGCCTACCGTTACGGCTGTGACGGTGGCCGGCGTGCCGGCCACGCTCTTGTTGTCAAACGGCCCAATGAAGCTTTGGCGCGCCGACGTAACAACGGGAACGTCAGGGACGATCAATGTCGCCAGTTCAGGTGGGGCCTACGGTGCGTTCATAACCGTATGGGCCGCTTACCATCTGAAAAGCGCGACCCCTTATGCGACCGCGACCAAGTTTGATGCTTCGAACGTCGGCACGACGACGTGCAACGTCAATGTTCAGGATCACGGCATCATAATTTCAATGGCTGCGACATCCACAACCGGCATTTCGTCGGCGTCGTGGTCTGGTCTCATAGAGTCCAGCGAAATCAAGAACGGCGCAACTCTTGCGACGGCAGCAGAAGCGCAACGACTGTCGGCCGCGACGCCTTATGGGGTCTCGGTTTCCTGGAACGTGTCTTCGCTCGGAACAATGATCTCAGCAGCATTCAGATAGAGGCAGATCAATGGGTTTCTTCGGATCACTCACGGGCTCCGATCAGCGCAAGGACCTGAAGCGCGGCTACGCCGACAGCCAGGC